TATCCTGGGGTCGGTGGTCAGTGAGATCGGCATCCCGGCCCGGATCAGCGTCGCCTGGTCGTTTATGAGCTCCGGTATTTTACTCGCCTGCTCCGCTCTTGCCGATTGGATGCGGAGGGCCCGAGCCAACCCCTTCGCCCCTTCCCAAGTCAGGTCTAAAAGCAGGGCACCGTTGCGAAGCAACAGAACCCTGGTTCCCTCGGTATGGACAGTGACCTTTTCGTTGGCAGGAAAGAACAAATTCGCCACTTCTACTCCTCCTCTTGAATAGACAGACTATCCTTGTAAGCCATTGATAATAATTAATCAAAGTTTAAAAATTTTATTTGCACCGGCATCCCATTGAACTTCTATGTCGCCTCCGGAGGGGGTGAAGGGAAGGCCGGTCGCCGTGTCGATATTGCAGATGAGCAGGTCGTTCGCGGCTCCGGTCCCGGAGTGTTTGAAGATGTCGATGGATTCGAACTGGTCGCCCGTGACGGTCGAGACCGTGATGTCGGCCGCATCGCAGACTCCGGCGAGGGCCGTCTTTGAGGCGAAGTTCCCGGACTCGGCGACGACTGCGGCGGACAGCCGGTCGCCCATATCCTCGTCGTTCGCCAGGTCTATCGCATCGTCGCCCTCGTCGATGAACGCGAGGCGGATGTCGTCCGAGCCCCAATGGATCGCTCCGAGAGCGAAGTTTTCTCTTCCATGATCGTAAAGTGCGTTGGCCATTTTTGCCTCCTGAGGAGCCTTTCAGCCCCGAATTCTATCCTTCGAAATAATCTTACCACGATTCTAAATTGCGACTTGTTCCTTTTTTATGCGGTCTCGCCAGTAGTTCAGCAGGTCCAACATGGTCTGCTCAAAGGGGATAACTGGGGCCCAACCGGTGATCTCGCGCATCTTCGTGTAGTCGCCGTAGAGAAGAGGAACATCGGACGGCCGTTGACGGTCCGGATCAACGATAAGCTCGACGGGCTTGGTCATGCCCGACACCTGAATTATGGTCTCGATGACCTGCCGCATGGTCCGATGAGTCCCCGAGCAGAGGTTAAAGACACAGCCGTCCCTTACGACGTGAGGCTCCGTGAGCATCCAGTATCCACGAACGATATCTCGAACATCCGTGAAGTCCCGCTCCGCGTCGAGGTTCCCGACCATGATGTGCGCAGTGCGTAGGCCCGCCTCTATCTCGGCCACCTGCCGTGCAAAACTCGACGTGGCGAACTGTTCCCCGCGTCTCGGACCCGTGTGGTTGAATGCTCGCGTGCGGACTATCCTCATCCCGTACGACTGCCAGTACTGATACCCGAGGTAGTCCTGAGCTATTTTGCTGACGGCATAGGGACTCAAGGGCCTCAGGGGATTGGTTTCCCTGATTGGTGTTTCATCGGGCAGGACCAACCCGTATTCCTCGCTCGACCCCGCCACCTGGATTGCCGGGTTGATCCCTGCGGCTCTCACGGCCTCGAACAGGTTGAGCTCTCCCATGATGTTCGTGTTCATGGTTTCCGCCGGTGCCTGCCAGGAGTTCGGGACGAAGCTCTGAGCGGCCAGGTGGAATATCCGATCAGGCATAACTTCTCGGACCAGGTTGAGCATGGACCCGTAATCGGTCATGTCGAACTCTCGGTAATTTATCATCCACATCAGATGACTGATATTGTCCTTGCGGGTCAGCCACCGATCGGCCGCGAATATCTGAGCGTCAGGCTGGATAGTCTTGATATGCTCTGCCAGGTGGCTCCCGACGAATCCCGCCCCGCCCGTAATTAGTACTCGCATCGGCTCATCTCGACGGTCGCATAGAAAAAGTTTTCGTCCATCGATATCGTGTGGGGGTAATCCTTCAAGAGGACCTCCAGGCTGGCCAGGTCGTAAAGTCGGACATGGCCGGGGTCCTGAGCGTCTCGCGTGGGCGTGGTGATGATTATTCTCTTCCGGGCAATGGTCGTCATGGCGGCCAAAAGCGCAGACGGGTCAGGAACGTGTTCGATGACCTCCGAGCAGACGACGGAATCAAATATGGTCAGGTTCATGATCTCCCAGATTTCCTTGAGATAAGAGAACTGGATATCGGGGAACAGGGCAAGGGCCTCCGCGATGGCCATTACGCTGAAATCCACCCCGAACCATTTGCCGGGATGGCGAGTCTTCATGATGGCCGTGGAATGTCCGAAGGCGCAACCGACATCGAGGAATGACTCACCCAGGCATTGGTCCGAGCACCAGTTCAATCGCTTCTGATGGACGGGTCGGGTGAGATGCTCCCAGGCTTTCCCTTTTCTCCACTGGAGAATGTATTCATCAGCCGTCATTTGGTGTCCTGGGACAAATTCCTTGACCCGCTTTTTAACCGGTCGATATTGATTTATCATTTTTCATCCTCCTTACTTGCTCGTGGTTATCGCATCTATCAACTGTCTGGACCTGGCCTGATAAGTATGTTCCCTGAGCGTTCTCTCGCGTCCGGCCAAGCCTATCCGTCGCCTCAGTTCCGGGTCGGCCTTGAGTCTCGACACCTGGGATATCATCTCCGCTTGGGTCCTGAAATACAGCACGTCCCGCTCATCCTCGAACTGCTCGTCCAACCCTTCCGTCCAACCCACAACACAGGGGGTGCCCGTGGCCGTCGCAAGGTAAATCCGGTTTGACCAATACTGTTTCGGTGCCTCGCGGGGCGGCGTGGGTATGAAGGCGATGCGGCTCCGTTGGTGTTCGCGCCAGAAATCGTCGTTGTAAATCCTCCGGTTGGAGTTCCGTCCGAACACGCCAACGGAGAAGTGCCCGCGCAGAGCCTGGATGGCCACGTGTCGGTCCTGGAAGGGGGCCGCGAACCCGCCGGTGAAGATTACGTCCCTGACCCTCGGCTCGGGCTCCTCGACCCGTTTATTGCTGTACTCCGAGGGCTCCACCCCCTGCATCAGGTGCATAGTATGCGGGACCCATCCGCTCCAGTCGTGAGAGCCGTCGGTCATTATCAGCCAGTCGAGCAGGGGCGCGACCTTGGCCATCGTCCGGTATTTCATGGGCGAGTTCTTCATTGAGGGGTTGCAGAGGTCAAAGTACCACATGGCAAGAATGGTTCCCGGCTGTCGAGCATCCCGAATGCGCTGCACAATTCCCGGCCGTTGGGTCTCAGCGGTCAGAACGGTCCCGAAGCACAGGATAAGCTCCCGCCCGGTCATGCGACTCTTGTCGGTGGCGGCGTGGTGATCCAGGTGTTGGACATCATGGCCTAGGGCTTGGAGGGCTCGGAGGACCCTCATCCCATTCGCTGGGTTCCCGTGCCCGTCCCTGCTATTGGTCACGACCGCTATCCTCATTTCGCGTAGTTCCTCAGATACCAGGTCTTGTAATATTCCTGCCTGATATCCTTTGACCGCTTGTTCCCACAGAGGCGGCCTGGATCGAACGATTCCGGGAGCCTCTTGACGTTCACCGTCGGGACGACGTACTTCGGGACCTTGGGATATCGCTCCATCTGCCAATACAAATCCTCGACCTCCGAGGGACAGTTACGGAGGTCCATGGGGAGCAACGAGCGAGGCGCCGCCGTGATCACGCCCACGAAATCGACTCGTGTCAACTCCCGCGTGTTCCCCGTTCCCCACATCCTGGTATTCGAGTAATAAAGCGGCCCCCTGAACTGTCTGCCGTGGATGCCGTATATCGCCTCACCATGGGCTTCGTAGGCCCTCAGCAGGTCCATTCCCAGCCCGGGGAGCGGTATGAGGTCGTCGTCGGCTTTGATAACCAGGTCGCCGGAGGTCATGAGGGCCACGGCGTGCCGTATGCGATTCCCAGGGTCCGGCCGGGCATGGATAACGTGGACAGGGAGCGCGGTCTTGAATCCCACGGGGCTGCAGTCGCAGAGCCAAACGTCGGGAGTTTCTTTGAGCCAGGCCGCGAGGATCTGCTCCAGATGTTCCTGTCGCCTGTAACTAACGACGACGGCCGAGAGTGTGGTCACAGGAGTTGTCCCCTGCTGATGATCAGATTGGTATGAGAGACCAGGTTCTTGAGGGATTGGGGCTTGGCTACTTTCAGCCTCCGTTTCTTTTCATGCAGGTACGCGTTGAGACCCATGCCGTTCAGCATGTCCAGCAGATCCCCTGGCCGCTTGAGCCCGGCCAGGCGCAGGTGCGCGGGGGAATACTCGACTATCCCCATGAGGCTCGGCGACCTCGCTATCAGTTCCCGAGCCCCCCTCAGGACCGACACCTCAAGCCCCTGCACGTCTATTTTCAGGATGTTGACGGATAGGCCGGCCAGCGCGGGGTCGGAGTCGAGAGAGATTACCGCCACGTCCACCGCCTCCCGTCCCACTGAGCGGAACAACTGATGATCACCGCTGTTGGTGGCGCTCAGGTACAGCTTCGCCCGGCCAGGCGCGTCTGAGACGGCGCAATCGCGCATTCGGACTATTCCCTCGAACTGTTCGGTGTTGGCGCGGAGAAGCTCGACGTTCGCCGGGTTGGGCTCGTAGGCATAGACGCCGCCGGTCGGACCAACGATAGAGGCCGCCAGGACCGAGTAATATCCGATGTGCGCTCCGACGTCGACGAATATCTGACCGGGTTTCAGGTGCCGTTTCACCAGGGCCGTCTCGAACCGCTCATAAAGCCCGTCGCCGCCCCTCAGGCGCAGGCTGTCCTGGGGATCAATGTACGCGAGTCTCGTATCGTTCATTTCGCCGCCTTGTATTTTCCGACGTCGAACGGAGGGAGGACTGAACGCCGGGCTGATATGACCCGTCGGTATTTTCGGCTCGCCTGGAAATGCTCTATTACCGCCTGCTTGCCCTTCCTGGACGGCGCGTCGAATATGCAGGTATACTCGACGGGAAGGTGGTAAACCAGGATATCCTTCTGCCTCTCCAGGATGGCCTGCAAGCAAGCCTGGTGCCGTATCTCCGGGTGCTTACGGCCCATCTCGTTCCATTCCTCGACTACCGCCTTCATCTTCGGCGTGTTGGCTATCCACAACGTGCCGCTCAGGAGTTCCACCTTGGACGACTGGTTCCACTGAAAATAATGCGCGGCGATGTCGTGTAGTCTCGGGGGCCCGGAGAGGTCATCGAACAATCGCGGCCAGGAATGGACAACGGCGTCGGCGTCGATGAAAACGATGTCGGACGACGGGGTTTGCTTCATGGCCGACAGGATGCACTGTGACTTGTAGTTGATGTTCTTCCGCCAGTCCCCGAGATTGGGATACGCATAGTCGGTGAGCTCTATCCCGAGGGCCCTGGCCGATTCCCTGAGCTTTTTGACCTCTCCCTCGTACCCCGTGCCCGGCGTATAGAACGTGATCATCCGCCAGGTCATGACTCACTCTCCGGCTCCGATTCCGGGCGCACGCGGTTGACGTTACCGCCCACGGTGCGCCTGATTATGTCCTCCTCGACCGGTGCGGCCTCATAGACCTCCAGGGCCACCGTGGGGGTCATGGCGGTGAAGGAATGCCAGGCACCGAGCTCGACGGTGAACGACTGACCAGCCGTGAGCTCCGTTGTGTCCGGCTGGTCCTGTTCAACCCCTCGAGGCCAGAGATGGATGGCCAGGCGGCCGCTTATGACGTGGAAGTGGTTAAGTTTCCGCTCATGCCGGTGCTGGGAACAGAACCCGCCCTGGTCAATCCTGAGCAGGTGAACCGAGAACAGCGGGGACTGTTGCAGGCATTGTGTCGTCCCCCAAACCTTCCCTTGCTGATCCATTTAGAACCTCCTCGATGGATTTGAATGGGAATACTCTCAGCCCGCTTCTGGAGTTGAGGTTGAATATAAAATCGAGCTTCCGTAGCCGATTGGCCTCGAGGTCGAAATCCCGCCTGAACGACAGCGGCGCACCCATGTGCGCGAGCCTTCCGTAGCCTGAATGCCAATGAGTTTGCGCGTCGAGACTGCCCTTTTTACCCTCGTCGAGCATGTCGTACCCCAGTAAATATATCGGTCGGCACCCGAGAGCGATGGCCATCTGCATTGCCCCGAACCCTGAGTTATTGCCGTGATAAAGGCCCTTTGCGTGAGAATGGGAAACGCCGGACCGTCCGATGGCCCGAACGGAATTGCAGTCCGGGACCAGCCTCCCCATCATATTGAGGAAAACCCGGTATCCCTTGAAAGATTCCCACTTGGCGAGCCGCTCGGGGTCTCGGTGGACGAATTGATAGAAGGTATGGTCCATGAAGAACAGCATATCGGCCCAGGGGATGAACTCGAACGCCCGGTTGATGGCTATCACGCGCCCGTGACCCCGTAGACGTTCGAAATCGAACCCTCGAAGCGACGGCCCGCCGGCCACGACGAAGCAAGGCTCGCCTCGCCATGCGCCGTCTGGGAGTATTTCGTGGAGAGGAAGATGGGGTGTCTGCATTCTCCGAGCCATCGCCCGGTTCTCGTCCATCACTGCTTGCTGGTTCTTGATGACTTCTTGGACTCTCTTGTCAGTGGTGCGGAGCATCATGCAGTTGATCTCAAAAAGAGCCGGGCAGGGTCGAAGGAGTTGAATCCTATCCGACCCTGCCCGTCCCGACATTACTTCTTCACCTGCGGTCTACCTGTTCTGGTTGCTGGCCGCAACGAAATCCGCCCCGAGCTCGATGCCTTCTGTCATGGCGGCACCCTCTGCGTCGGTCACGTCACCGCAACCGGCTATCGGGGTCGCGTTCTTGTTGGGGCAGGACCCGGATTCGGCGGTGAACTCTATCGACTGGACCTGATCCAGGTCGCCGATGCATCCGCCGTGTCTCATCCAGCCGGCCACGGCCTGCGTGTAGCTCAGCATGTCGAACGACTCGAACATGGTGAGGTCCATCCGGTACCCGATCTTGAGCGTGCGCTTGGGGAGAACGACGAGGACGCGGTTGGGGTTGGAGAGGCCCATGGTGGTTATCTGGCGGATATTGAAATTGGCCAGGCGCGGGGATTCATTGAAGTTCTGCATCCGGATGGCGAGAGCCTGCTTCACGCGGCCCATGAGCTGCAACGGGGTGACGACCAGGAACTCGGTGGTCGTGGGGTCGAGACTGTATCCGCGATCCTTGACGTTGATCAGGATGGACTGCACGGCGTAGTTGATGGACGCCATGATGCTCCGAGCGTCGGCATCGCAATCACTGCACCCGGAGGGGATGACCTGGCAGGAGCCGACGGCATCGGCCGCCGCCTCGAGTAGGCCATAATAGACGGACGCCCGCGAACTGTACGCCTTGTTGCGGAACTCGATGGCGTTGTCCTCTATCTGCCACCAGTCGCCGTCCTCGAAGAGCTGTTTGTGCCAGCCCAGGGCCCCGCCGTAGTAGCAGAAATAACAGCGGTACTTGTCGCCTGACATCTGATAGACCTTGAGCTTTTCCCCGACCTTGATGTCCTTGAAGGTGAGGCCGCTGTTGACTCCCGCCACGTCGAATCCCGACGCCTTGGTGCCCGCGAAGTCCCGGACATCGAAGATCTGTTCGAACTGTGTATCGTAGTCCTTGAGCATGTGGAACTTCTCAATGATCGGGATGGCCTTCTCGTTCGGATATCCGTCCGAGTAGGTCGTGAACTCCTGGATCTGCCTGTGGGCTTTCATGAACTCCGCGATCTTGGAGAACTGAGGCGGGGCGAACCGGTTGGGGAGAGCGACGAACATCTGCAGGGCGCCCATCAGGTTCTTCATCTCTGCGGGGTTCTTGTAGTCGAACTTTTCCCAGTTAAGGTTAAATATACGGCTTTGCATTGTAGCCTCCTGTTATTTCCTTCCTCAGACCCCGGCCACGGCCGGACCACCGTCGAGATCGATCTCGACGAGATAGTCGGCGCCCAGGGCGGGCTCGGTGGCGACGCCGATCCTGTAAAGACCGGTGTCGTAGATGGGCGTCACGAGGCCGTCGGTGGGGTCCCAGTAGACCGTATCGCCGGGCAGGAACACGTCAACGGAGGTGTGTTTCTTGGCGACCATGATTTTCTCGGCCTGATAGATGAGGACCCCTTCCTCACCGTTCGCCACATCCTCGATGAGCATCCCGACCGTGTTCTGGACCATGTACAGCCAGGAAAGGCCGGCTTTGTAAGCCGACCTCTGGCCCAACATGCCCCCGGATTCGGTGCAGATGAAACGGAACGAGTGCCAGGTCCCTTCCGGGCTGGCGGTTCTCAGTGCATTCGGCATGGTTATCTCCTGTTCTTTTCCCTGATCAGTCGAACCTGATCATGGGGTTCTTTGCCGGATTCAGGTTGTCCGGAAGATTGTCGGGGCTTTCTCCGGGGCCTTCTTTGGGCTCCGCTCCCGGCGCGGGCTTGGGCTCCGGCTTATCCTGAATCCCGAAAACATCCTTGGCGATCCGCCCGTACTCATCTATTTCCCCGTCGAGGTAGGACTTGAATTCCTTCTCGACATCCTCGGGTTTCGAGGGGGTGAACCGCGCGAGACGCGCCTGGATGAACTTTGTCTGGCGGTCATCCAGTTTCCGCTCCGTCTTTTCTCTCTCGAACAGCTCCCCAGTGGCCCGGGATTTCGCGGTCTGCGCAGTGGTCTGAGCGATCGTCGCCTCGTGGGCCTTGACCTTCTCGCCAAGGGTGGTGTTCTCGGTCTTCAGCGCATCCCGTTGCCGTTCGGCTTCTACGAGGGCTCGCTCCAGCTTCCGTATCTCGAAATGGAGCGATTCGTTCCCCGTGTTTTTCTCCGCTCTCCTCTCCGAAAGCGCGGGATCAGCCGTGAAGTCGTCCGAAGTGAACAGATCGGACGGCTGGAGATTGGCCTCGCGGATCATCTGCCGTATTTCCCCCGCGGTAGGTTTTCCCATGTCATCGTTCTCCCTTATGTTTGATTTTGCGAACGCCTGGAGCTGTCCGAGGAGCGTTGCCCCGGCGAACCCCGGCACGTTGACCGCTGAATTACCGAGCGCGATGGCCGTCACCTCGTCTACGTCCGTGACGACCAGGTTACCGCCCGGCTCGTAATCGTATGACACATCGGCCTCGATGGAGGCCACGTCCAAGTTCAGATGTCGATACTCGGGAAATATATAACAGACGGCAACAACGCTCAACCCCCGCCAGTCGTCGATGAGCTTCTTGGCGACCACTCGACCGATAGGTATCCGCCCGTCATGGGCGTTTGAATCCTCGGAGTGGCCGTTGAATATCTCCAAGCCCTCGGCGATCTTGTTGTAGAGTTTTCGGACCATCGACTGGAACCACCGCTTGACGATGTTCCCGACGCCGATCATATTCCCTTTCGCTTCTCCCTCATGGCCCACAATGAAGGCCTTGAAGAGCGGGTTCGGGTCACTGCGTTTTATCTCGGCGATCTTCCGCGCACCGACCATGGCGGCTATCTCGTTGTTCGCCATACAGCGGAGCTTTGCCTGAAAACGCATATCGTTCCTCATGTTGGTTACTGCTGTTTCTTGGGACGTCCCGCGCCCTTCCTCGCGCCGCCCTTCTTGTTCTGGCTGTCGATCGGGGCCTTGGCCTGGACGGTTTTCTTTTCCGCCTGGGCCTGGAGCATGGATCGTTTTTCATTCAGGTCCCGAAGGTCCTTCGAGAACATCCGGCCGCCCTTCCCAGCGTTCGTCGGGCGCGCCTTGCTCAACACATCCGGGTCGTTCGGGAGCTGAGGATTGAAATCTCGCGGTCTTATCGCTCCCGACATTAAGGGCTTTTGTTCCTTGACCCGCCCGTCGGGAAGTTTCACATCGCGCGATTGAATTATGGCCATGTCCTATCTCCTCGTTTTTGATTATAACATCAAGTATCAATACGGAATACCGCGTTTGTTTTTCACAAGTCCCTGCTGGTGAGCGCATTTGGGATTCAGGCACTTGGCGCACCTGGCCCATCCCTTGCGTTTGAAGGGGCACTTGCAGGGTATCTCGAATACCGGTCCGCCGCACTTGGCGCACTTCACGTCGGGAATATTTATCCCGGCCACCGTCTTCCCGGGCCGCATTACGAAGCTCATTTTTTCACCTCCGACTGAACGGGCGCGTTCGCCGCCGCTTCTCTCTCCGCCCGTATCTGTTCGAGCTGTTCCTGGGCCTTCTTGTCCTCTCTCGCGTCCGATTCTTCCCTCAACAGCTTTTCCTTGCCTACGTCCACGCCCGGTATCTGAGCGGCGACGGTGTCCCTCGAGATTATCCCTGCGGTCTGAGCGGGGATGTACACATCCCGTATGTGGTCCCAGTGCTCTTGAGATATTTGGGGAATAACGACGCTGACATTATCGGGAATGAGTTTCCCGCCGTCGGTCGACTTCTGGACCGTGCCGGTCTTCTGATTGTACATCACCATGGCCTTGTCTATCAGCTCCTCAAACGCTCCGACCCAGATGGCCCTCTCGCGTGTCGTCGCGGCCATGACCAGCTCCCGAGTGTTGTCACCCGTCGCGCGATTCTTCAGCAAGTCCAGGAGGCCCAAGTAATGGATGGGGATGGATGTCGTGCCGGAGATCATCTTGACCAACAGCTCGATCTCGGCCACCAGGTTCATTATTCCCGCCGAGTCCGGCCCGACCATCTTGAACTGTCCCACGTGGACGATGGCCTTTCCGATCCGCCAGTTGGTGTCTTTTATCAAGGCCAACATCTGCGTGGCTACAGCCATGTCATCGACCTGGAAGTCAGGCGTGGGGCTCGATAGGATGTGGTTTATCTCCCTGAGGTCTCTCAAGGCCCTATCCAATCGGTCTATCTGGGTCAGGCACCTCTGAATCCTCGGTTGGGCGTCGTTGGGGTCCGATATTCGCCCACCGAATTTTTTGTATACGAATTCTGGCTCCTCGACTTCCACTGCCGGGATGTCGCCCTTGGCTCCCCATGTCATTTTTTCATACCAGAGGTAATCGTTCTTGTTGGCGATCACCTTGTATTTTTTGTCGAGATAGGAAATGAACCGGACACTCACCATGCCCTTGCTGTGGGTTTTATACGGCTCTTCGTCCCATATCAGGCGCAAGGCAATCTTGCCCTCGATCTCCGCCTCCTTGGCTATCTCCTGGGTCATCTCCGAGTCCAGGCCGTTGTAGGCGAAGAAATCTTTGCACCAGTCGAGCTCCCTCTGGGCGTCTTCCTTCTTTTCCGTCGCGGCTGTGACCTGCGGCCCCTCGCCGAGTATGAACGCGGCCCGGAGGTCGATTATCGTGGACGTCTGCAGGCACCCCCAGTCGGCGATCCCTCGGTATTTTTTGTCTATCTCCGCGATGGCCAAGTCATAGTTCTGGTAATCGTTCCCGACGTAGCTCTTCTCCAGCTCCTTGACGGCCAGGATGTTGTCGACCAACAGCTCGCTGATCTGGGCCTGATACTTGCCAGTCAGGATCGACAGCTCGTCTCGCTGTTGCCGTATCGCCTGCAGGGCCCCCGCGGCCTCTGCCGCCTTTATCTCAGCCGCTTGTCTCTTGTCTCGCAACTCTTGGACCTTGGCCCCTCGGTTGAACACGTTCATATGTTTCTCCCTTGCCATATTGTCACTTGTATTTTACAGCGGATTGATATCTTCGGAAATGGTCCCGAAGAACGCGATAGCCGCTTTCATGTGTGTAAAAATTCCATAGCGAGCTCCGTCGAGGCAGTTATGGACCAATATCCCATTAGCGTAATACTCTGGGGTTTCAGACACGGAAAGGTTATAAACCGGGTGTTTTTTTAATTCTAAATCTACTCGCAGAACAAAGACGGGACGGGACGTTTTTGTAAATGATTCGCTGGTTTTCCATGTCTCTATTATATCGCCGTATCGCGTTGTATCCAACCGTACAAATCCACGTCCACGAATCCAGATGGGATGATTTGGTGTTCCCGTTAGGGTCGAACCATCGGAGAAATGGGCTGTCATCACATCGATGAGGGAGTTGGTCATTCCAGCCGCAACGATCTTTCTATACCCCTCCCTCGTCATCGCGCTGTCATCGGTCGTGACCAACTCAATCGGGACAGGGCCACGTTGGGTTTCTATCATCGTCCCGGCCACAAAACAATGATCATTGAACTTCACCGGCTCAGGGATCGGCTCGCCATTCCGGTCTTCTTTCCACTTGTAGGTTGAAACTTCCTTGATGATGTTCGACGATCCCTCGATGATGAAAATCTTCTGGCTCTGCAAGAAGTCTATTCCGGCCCTCACGGAATCCTGGCCCTTGGGAGCCGGGCGGATATTGAACCCCTGTCGCTTTATCTCGTCGATGGACTTGGGTTCCGCCGCGTCTGCATATATGTATGCCAACGGGGATATCTTTAGCCGCCTCATCTCCGCCCCGATGTCCATGTTGTTCATCTTCGTCTTGTATATGAGCTCCTCCAGGTAGAACTCATTGGCCTTCCGATAGACCCTCACCAGGGCGGCGGGGTTGACCGAATACCCGAAGTC